TTGTAGTCCAGTCACAGAAACGCTGCCAATTGTTATTTGGTTTTGTTAGTGTGGCTGTAGTCATTTATTAAAAAGAATATTTAACACCTAATTTGGTGCCATAAGAATTGTCTGTATCTTCATCAAATACATTTGAAAAAGCTACTTCACCGTAAACACCTAGTTTATCGGTAGCGGCGACAGACCCGCCAACTTTACCTGACCAATTAGAGTCAGAGTCAACACCGTCAACAGCGTTGATTGTTTTTCCACCTTGAGCATACCAATCTAGTATACCTACAGTGTTCTCGTAACCTACATGTAGATCTGTAGCCCTTGATTGGTAATCATTACCAGTGTAAGAAGCATTAGTTTCTACATTAACATAAGGTCCAGCAATAGCTGGTACTGAGAAAAGAGAAGCTGCAATAGCTAGTGAAATTTTTTTCATTAAAAAATACCGGGGATGATTTGACCTGTTGTAGCATAAGCTCCAAGTGCGGAGATGATGCCTATCATAGCCCAGCGGCCATTTTGTACTTCTGCGTTCTCGTTCATTGTATATTCAATAGGAGGTTGGATAGCGATAACTTCTGTATCGTTCATTAAAATTTTAATAAGTTAACAGCGGCGAGGATGATAGGTCAGGTCGCCACGGTATACTTATGCTTTATGTGCTTGAACTCCTATCTTGAGTAATTTTATTATCTCGTCATTAGATAATCCACTATCTTTTAAACTACCTTTTTTATTTTGAAAAGGGGATAGTGTATCTGTTAATGCTTTAGCATCTGCTACTTGATTATTACCTCCTGCAGATGCTTGAGGGAACCACAGTTTATATAAATCATGTGCTTCCTTATGCTTACCTTCATTAGTAAGTTTCTTTACTTTATTAATCACATCTGTCATCAACTGTTGTTGAGGAGTCTTTGAGATTAACTGCCCATCTGGAGTATAATTCTGAGGATCTATATCTCCATAAGGCATATTATCCTGATCTATCTCTAAATCTGTAGGAGCTAAAACTGGTATCGGGTTACCAGCTGGATCAGGTAGTGCATTATGTTGTGATGGATCATGACTATCATCACCCCAACCATATCTAGGTATACCATGAATAATCGCAGAAGGCTCATGACTTCTGTGAGCTAAATTAAATTTTTTAGGTATATTAGGGTATCCTGGAGGAACACCAGGTACTTCATCAGGATTAGGAGGTCTATAAGGACCATCTTCTCCAGGTCTGTTTCCTCCTCCTCCTGCTATTTTCATCCAATCGACTCCCATAGCAGCATTCACTAATTCATTACCTTGATTGTAAGCTTCTGTTTTACCTTCCTGCTTTCCGACTTGTAGGGCAGCTATTAAGTCTTTAGTATCTACTTTAGCCATAATTAGAATTGTATATTAGATCGCTCTAACTTATACATCACATCTTGACGATAAGCTGGATCATTCTCATATCGTGGATCACTCATAGCTTCTACTACTTCAGCTTGACTACGGAATGTTTGTCCACTTTGTTTGGGTGCATTTCCTGTTAACATTTTACCTTCATAACCTACACTATCATTATATCTATTAGCAAGAGAATTAACTGCAAAGAATGCAGCTAAAGGATCTCCACGATCCATAATAGTATCAAACATATCAATTTCTTGAGGCTTTAAATTACTGTTAGCCCATTTTAACATGTCTGTATACTTTTCTTTTCCTCCTACTATATTCTGTAAATTTTCAACATCCTTTGGTGTAAAGTCTGGAGGTTTAGGAATATATTTACTAGCTGCATCCTTCTTCCACTCTAAATGTAGCTGTGCAATCTCTCTATTACTTAACTTATCTAATTTATCTAAAGTATCCTTACTATATTCTCCTTTTTCAGAGGTAGCTTGATCCCATAGATCTTCTAAGATTGCAAATTGAGCTGCTTCTTCTGGAGTATCTTCTACCTTTTCTGGTTCAGATTTTGGTTCAGAATCAGCTTTTGGTGAATCAGATTGTTGACCTAATTTTTTTTCAAGTTCTATATATGCCTTCTCTAATTCTTCAGCGTTTTTATATTTACCAGCTAGAGCTCTATCTTGCTCCTGTTCCATCGCTTCACCAACTTTCAGGGAATCCTGTTCTTCTGGTGTAAGGTTATCTTCCGTGGTAACTGTATCAGTACCCGGATCATATGTCATTGTTTCTGCCATTAGTATCCTTCAGGTGGTGTAGGTGGTGCTCCTTCTTCTGGAGCTAATTCTGCGGCTAATGCAGGGTTCTTAGTAGGATCAGCTAATGGAGCCTTCATCATATTAGGTGCTTGTTCCATCATTGTCTGCTGCATTGCCTGTTGTTGTGCTGCTTGATCTTGTTGTTGTAATTCTTCCATACTCTTAACAAGATTTAATACATCTATACCTTGAGCAGCTGCAAGTCTTTTAATTACTTCGTCAGGATTAATGTATTGTTGGATAGCTTCTGGTCCCATCGTCTGTGCAATGGTTTGTAAGAATTGACCAAGAGCTTGTACGTCTTGTCCACGCCCAAGTGAATTAATACCAGCAACAATAATAGGCTTAACCATACCTTTAGGTATACGAGGTATTTCACCTGTTTTCTGGAACACATTTAATTTACGATTCAAATATGGCACGAGGAATTCAACAGTTAGTAATCCGAATAAACCTCCTAGCTGTTGTTCTAGTTCCAGCTGTGTCATTTGAACTTCTTGAGCAGTAGTTCTTTCGCTATCTCTTACACTTAATATTAAGAATGCTTCGTTTAATCTCTTCTCTAAGGTAGCCATCAGCTCGTAAGCTGTTCTGAAATCAGCGGTCTTACCTACTTGTATAACACCTATATCATCTGGTCGTCCTTGAACGATTGCTCCGTTACCTGCAGTCGCCAGCGTGGCGGGTTTAGTAGTGCTTGAGGGTGATACTACAAAAACCACTTTAGCAGCTGCTGCAGAGCCTTCTACGAGTGCCTGAGACAGTGCTTCAAGTGACTTAAGATCACCTATAAATTGTCCTACTCTACCACGTCCGTATGGTTCACCATCTACTGTATTAAATCGTAATGGTAGCCACGGAGTAGCTTCAATTGGTGCTTTACTTTGAGATTTTGGTATGATTTTTCCATACACTTCTTGATGCCAAAGGAACCTGTTATTATCTCTAGTTACATGAGTGTAAACATCACACTCCTGTTCATCAGGTTCATCATTAGTTACCAAGGGCATCTCCTCTTGTGGTGGTAGATACTCTTCTATTAACTTTTTGTTTATACGTTCTTTGGTGATTATTTCAATCACTTCACCGTTACCATCACGTTCTATGACGTAGCGATTTAGAGGGAATAATTTTAATCCTGCTTTACCCATGAAGATAAGAGCGTTACCACCAACTACTAAATGCTGTAGTGCTTGGTGTATTACTACACGATCATCGGATGCAGCAATAGCATCGAGGATAGTACGCTCTATCTTGGAAAAGGATAGGTCAAGTTCTGATTTAATCTCAGGTGGTACTTGACCTAATTGTGTCTCATCTACCTGTAGTTTAAAGAAACTGGTCTGTGGAGGTACAAGTGATAGAGATAGCTTTGATGCTAACGCTACCACTCCTTTAGCTCCTACTGATTGCCAAGGTGTCTTTAAACTTTTCATACCTTTAGTGTTCTCTTCATGACCACTAATTAGATAAGGTAGTGTAAGTTCTGATGCCTCTTTCGCTTCGCTTAGGAACTGGGAACGATCACTAGATAAATAATCATAACGTTCTTTAGCTGTTGACATAATTCTTATACGTTAAGTCCTTTAATTCTCATTCCGCCACGGTTAAATCCACCGTAAGTTCCTCCTCGTACTCGTTGAGCACCAGTTAATCCTGATTGAGTAGCTACTCCTTCAGTATTACCTTCTTGTTGTTTATAAAGATCACGCATAGCTAACTGTTGAGTAGTTGTTACTCCTTGTAAGTTAGCCATATTTTGTTCTTGTCCTCTTTGTAGTCCTGCGAGTTGCTCTTGTTGTGCTCTAAAGTCACCTGTTAATTGACTAATTGCTGCTTCATTAGCTTCTCTTATTCTTCTTTCATAATCCAAACTAGCTTCACGACCAGCTTGCCAAGCAGAGAATTCAGATCCTCTCTTATCTACATCTGCAAATCGTGTACGAATCCATGCGTCATCATATGGATTCTCTTCTCTAACTGTTTGGTGAGTAGTTCTTCCGCCTCCGCCCATTGTTTTTCTCCTAGAGTGTTTTTGTAATTAATGAATGTTTATTAGTCCAGCCAAGTTTTTTAGCTAAACCTTTTCTAGCTTTCGCTTCTATAAAATCACACCCATTTATTCTACCAAAGTTTTCAATTTCTTCCCAGAAAGATAACCAATCAGTACCCTCATAACCTGATTTAGTAGACCATACATGTATAAACAAAGATGTATTCCTTGGATGTTGTATAGGTTCTACTAATAATACTGATTGTATTTCATCTGCATCTGTACCTACCCATAAGAATCTAGTTCCCTGTAATATAGATACTAAAAAATCTGATGCATATAATTCTTCGGTAGAATGTTTAAGTGCTTTATCTATTAGAGGTTCGACCTCTTTCCAAATAGATACTACTTCAAGGGGCGGTACAAGTAGTGCCTTCATTCTATTCTATCTTTATACCACTCAACCACTGAACGTTGCCCAGCTTTAAACATAATACTAGCAATCTCTTCTTTAGGGTGAGGGTTAATATGTGGAAATCTCTCCTCCATTTCTGATAGAAGAGAGATAGGGTTTGGCCCCAGTAAAGGTTCAAGCGTACTGGGGTAAGTTTGTGTTTGCATGTTCAAAAAATGCTGGCATTCTAGCTGCCTTGGTGTCAGAAAGTTGTGGAGCTATTCCTTCATACATTAATCGATCTGAGGAATCCAGCCAAAAATTTTTGTCCAAATATTTATCGACAGTATTTATACCTAGTGGTTGCATTATCCAATTGATAGTGGCCTTCCTAAGTTTATCCAAAGAAGCAGAAGGGCGTAAACCCAACTCATGACAAACAAGGCTATTACTTGCGACGTGGATCTGTTCGTCTCTTGAGATATCTGCCGAAACTGTGCGTAAAGCAGCATCGCCATTAAACCTAAAGAAA